TGAGGCGGGGGCTTTTCTTTTGTCAACATATTGTGGATTGGGTGTGGATAAATACAAGATATTGAAATGGAGGTGAGCCTGATGGCATTAACGCCAAAACAAAAACTGTTTGTGGATGAGTACCTGGTAGATCTTAATGCCACCAGGGCTTACAAGGTCGCATATCCGAGAGTTAAGAATGACGATGTGGCTGCGCCTGCAGCAGCAAGATTGTTAAGAAATGTTAAGGTTGCTGATTACATCGAGGAACGAATGCAGGAGCGGAAGAAACGAACAGAAGTTACGCAGGATCGAGTGATTGAAGAGTTGGCTGCTATTGCTTTTGCCAGGGCCACGGACTATGCGGAAGTTATAGACGGCATGGTGAATATCCGGGACACAGAGGAATTAACGGAGAACCAGGTCAGAGCGATTGCCGGAATAAAAGAAGGCAAATTTGGCATTGAACTTAAGCTAAATGATAAAGAAAAGGCCCTAGAACTCCTGGGGCGTCATCTTGGTATGTTCAAGGACAAGATGGAGGTATCGGGTCAGATTGATACCAGCAATCCCTATGCTGGCCTTACGACCGAAGAATTGAAGAAGCTGATCCGCAGTGGATAGGGCATTGTTGATCAGAGGGGCAAAGATAGAGCTTGCACGCCGCGAGTTCTTTTTTTATTGCAATGTAAAGGCTCCTGATTTTTACAAGGAGGACCGGCAGTACCTGCTTGACCTCTGCAACGCCTTTCAGGATTTTATCCAGTCAGACGATGAGGTTATGATTGTCAATGAGCCTCCCAGACATGGAAAGAGCCGCACAGCGGGCCTTCTGGTAGAGTGGGTACTAGGGAATGACCAGACCGCTAAGATTATGACCGGTTCCTACAACGAGACTTTATCCACGATGTTTTCCAAAAATGTCCGGAATGACATCATGGAGGAAAAGGCGGATGAGAACCGGATTGTATTCTCAGACATCTTCCCCGGCGTCCGGATCAAGCGCGGTGACGGAGCCATGAACCTGTGGAGCCTGGAAGGAGGGTACAACAATTACCTGGCCACATCCCCAACCGGTACGGCCACCGGCTTCGGCGCCTCCTTGTTGATCATTGATGACCTCATAAAGAACGCCGAGGAGGCCAACAATGAACTGACCAAGGAAAAGCACTGGAGCTGGTTCACAGACACGATGCTGTCACGTCTGGAGGAGGGCGGGAAGATCATCATTATCATGACCCGGTGGGCCAGTGATGACCTGGCAGGCCGGGCTCTGGAGCATTTCAAGGAGTCGGGAGCAAAGGTACGTCACATTTCCATGAAGGCCCTTCAGGACGATGGGACCATGCTATGTTCGGAGGTTTTGTCCAGGAAATCGTATGAAGCCAAGATAAAGGCCATGGGGGCCGACATTGCATCGGCAAATTATCAGCAGGAGCCTATTGACCTAAAAGGCCGGCTGTATGCCAGTTTTAAAACCTATGAGAAGCTGCCCGAAGACAGTAACGGGAATAGCCTGCTGGAAGGAATCTACAGCTATACAGATACGGCAGATGAAGGGGACGATTTCCTGTGTACGATCATATGGGGGGTGTGTCTTAAGGAAGCGTATGTACTGGATGTATATTACACAAAAGCCGGGATGGAGATAACAGAACCAGAAACAGCCAGGCGCTTCTATCAGTTCAAGGTTAATAGAGCCAGAATCGAAAGCAATAATGGCGGTTCAGGATTTGCAAGAAATGTGTTACGGATCCTGTCAGAGGCATTTGAGAGTAACTATACAGAGGTCAAATGGTTCCACCAGTCAAAGAATAAAAAGGCCAGGATCCTGTCAAATGCAACCTGGATCATGAACCATGTGCATTATCCAGTCAACTGGCGGGATAAATGGCCGGAATACTATAACGCAATGGTCAAGTACCAGCGGGAAGGTGACAACCGGCATGATGACGGGCCGGATGCAACGACCGGTGTGGCCGAAACCATGAATATGTTAGGAGCGTGAGAAAGTGGGTGTATTGCATAAATTGAGCGAGAATATAAAGCATGGGATCCGAAGCTGGCTGAATGTAACGCCAGCCAATCCTTACAGCATCCAGATCCATGAGGTGATGGATTTTGAACTGAACGCAATCCGCAACCGGATATGGTATCGCGGGGACGGCAATGAGTTAGAGCAGATGTACCAGCAGAACCCGGAATACGCGGATAAGTATAAGTTCTGGGCCAGCAGGTGTACCCCCGGCATGGAGATGCGTAAGATCCATACAGGACTTCCGGGCTTGATCGTAAAGATCCTGGCTTCCATTGTACTGTCAGACATGGGGGACTTTGATTTCCCGGAAAGCGAGGCACACCGAAAATTATGGGGAGATATGGCAAAGCCTACGAATAACGATTTCCCTAAAAAGTTAAAAGAAGCCTTAAAAGAAGCGCTTTATATAGGCGATGGGGCGTTTAAGATAACAATTGACACCCAGGAGAGCGAGTACCCGATCCTGGAATGGTATCCAGGAGAGCGGGTTGAGATTATCCGAAGGAGAGGCAGGATCTGGGAGGTTGTATTTAAGACGCCATATAAAGATGGCTATCAGCAATATGTCCTGCATGAGCATTACGGATATGGCTATGTCCGTAATGCGCTGTACCAGGGAGAAAACCAGATCCCTCTGGATGCGATCCCGGCAACCAAAGGAATCCGGGATACGACTTTCGATAAAGCAGTGATCCTGGCCGTCCCTCTAAGGATTTATGAATCCGCAAAATTTGAAGGAAGAGGCGGCAGCATCTTTGACGGGAAACTGGATAACTTTGATGCCCTGGATGAGGTATGGTCCCAGTGGATGGATGCTCTGAGAAAAGGCAGGGCAACAAAATACATCCCAGCAGATCTGATTCCCAAAGATCCGAAAAACGGGGAAATGATGAAACCGAATCCATTTGACAACAGCTATGTCAAAATCAATATGGGCTTTTCAGAAAATGCGGATTCTCAGATCGAAATTCAGCAGCCTTCCATCCCCCACGAAAGCTACCTGGCCAGCTATGTGACAGCTTTAGATCTCTGCCTCCAGGGGATCATCAGCCCCAGCACCCTGGGGATTGATACAAAGAAACTGGATAATGCAGAGGCCCAGAGGGAGAAGGAAAAGACGACCCTGTACACCAGGGACGCTATCATAGAGGCCTTGCAGGAAACCCTCCCGGGGCTGGTCAGCGCTACCATCAATGCGTATAACATCCTCCTGAAGAAGCCGATTGAGGAGGTAAAGGTGGACATCCCGTTTGGAGAATACGCGAATCCATCCTTTGAGAGCCAGGTGGAGACCCTGGCAAAAGCCCGCCCTGGCGCGCCGGTGATGAGTGTCGAGGCCCAGGTGGAGGAGCTTTACGGGGA